GAAGACGGTGCCCAACCGTCGAAAACAAGGGAGATGTAGGGCACCTGGGAGGCGAACTGGCCGTAGTTCGGTTCCAACGTGGCATAGTTCGCGCCGGTCGCGCCGACCGTCGTGTTGAGGGCGATCGCCAAGTTCGCCAACGTCGCCTCCGACAGGGTCACCGTCCCCATGATGGTGCGCGACGTGAGACGCGAACCGGGCACATCCACGATCTGGTCGACCTCGAAGTCAGTGAACTTGGGGGTGATCTCCAACTGGAGGCCACCGTTGGTGCCGCCCAGGTCGGTCCACGCGGACGCGGCGGGGGTCGAGTTGACGGCAGTGTCTGCGGGCATTGTGGTGATGACACCGGAAGCGCCCGCATACACCGTCGCCGGCCCCATGAGCAGGTTTGCGACTGTCACAGTCATAGCTGTGCCTTTCAATGGTGTGGGGCACGTCAGGGCGCCCCGAGAAACAGACAGAAAATGGGAGTTCCGCGGTTAGCGGGCGTGCCAGAAGAACTGCAATTCGCAGTCGTAACATGCGTAGTCACCGAGGTCCCCGAAAGCCGTTCGGGGTTCGGTGAGCATGTACACCGACATCAACGTTGCTTGCCGATCGGCGTAGGGGACGGTCAGGTATTGGGGTTGGCAGTTGCTGAAACATCCGGCGCGGATGGTTTCAGCGAGGTTCGCCGCCAAACCCCACGGCGGTTGCCCCGTGTTGGGGTCGACGGCCCAGCATTTGATGCCGATCACCGGGGCCGCGACAGGCGCGTAAATGTTGGGGGTTCCGCCCAGCCCGTAGGGGGTGAGGTATCCGGACGCCGCCCATGACAGGTTGCCTGCCGGGTCGGGTTGCGGGAGTTGTCTCCCCACCATCGCGGTGGTGATGCCAGGGAGTGTGGCGAGCCAGGTGGTGACAACCTGCTCGGTTGTCACATACCGGGTCACGTGTCCTCCAACCGTGCCGAGTTCAACGCGCTCCTGAGGAACGGCTGCGGGGGTACAACATCCCCCGTGTAGTGCACAACCCCATCCGAACCGCGGTATGCGACCCGATGTCCAGCCTCGACGTACAGGGCGTAGTCGGCGTCGTCACCAACCACGCCCGACTTGCCGTCCACATCGACCTGCGAATAGAGCCGGGATTTCAAATGCCCGGTGTCGACGGGAACGATCCGATCCGCCAGCTCATGCACCTGTTTCACCACGTCACCGAGGGTTTCGCGGCTGTACCCGTCGATGGCGCCCCGCCAATCCGGGTTTTCCTCAACCCTCATCCCCCGGTCACCTTCTTCAAATCAGCGTCCAGGTCTGGTTGGTGTCCTGGGGCGTGGTTCAACGTCACGTCGTTCACCACATACGTCACCTGGTGGGTGTCGTCCCGGAACTGGTCCAGCTGCCGCAGATCCGTGTTGGAAGGGAATATGCCGGAGATAGAGCGGAGGGTGCGTGGGGTTTGGGTGGCCTGGTCATACACCGTGTTGTTGGATTCCTGCACGGCGGCGATCACCCCGGTAGCGACCGCAACATATTGGCCGTTGGCGTCACCGAACTGGTTTACACCGGTCTGTCGGCGCAGGATCGTGCCCGTGCAGGTAGCGACGACGTAGATAACGGCATCACCCCTCGACTGGTGTCCACGGGTACAGGTCATCCGAACCGCTGGACAGCGGGTCAGTGCCCAGCACGCCAACCCCGTCGGTGAACGGGGACTGCACATGCAGCGAGCGGGCCTTCAACCACGACACGTTCTTGAGGGCTTTCTTCGCGAAAGGCCCCAGAGTCATAGCGTTCGGCCCCAACTGGGTGATCGACCTGTTCTGCCCCAACGCGGTGATGTCCAGCCGCACGAACGCGTCGAACTGTTGCGTCAACCACGTGCACTGGTAACACACCGCGAGCTTCAACCAGTACTGGTCACGCGACCCGACGCGACTCACGTCGTCGTAGGTGCGTTTCGCATGCAAATCGACTGTGCCGGCGGCAACCTGAAGCTGTGCGTCGTTCACGGTGAGACCAGTGAAGGTCAACACGTCCTGGGCTGTGGCCCACGTGGTTTGAGTCATCGAATACTCCCCTCGCGGGGACGGGGAAACCCAGAAGGGCTCCCCCGCCGTCCGATGACTACTGGCGCCACTCCAACACTGCGAACGCGTTCTCGTGGCCCACGGCGAACGCCTTACGGGCCCGGAACTTCAGGTACGCCGTGTCCGTGAGTGCACCGAGACCGGTGTTGCCGTCGATGTCCTGCACCGACAGCGGCTCACGGTTACCGACATACATGTATGCGGCCGACGCGATGATCAGCAGCGGGTTCCCGGTCGGGGTCGGTGTCGGGGTCGCGGCGGTCTTCGCACCCAACGACCAGTGCAGCGGGTGACCAAACAGGGTCGGGGTCGTGCCCTGCCCGCCACCGGCCGTGCCGTTGCTGGACTCGTTGAAGATCGGGCGGTTCTGCGAGTCCAACACCGACCGCAACACGTCAGCGAAAATCGGGTGCGCGATGACCACCAAACCACCGGGGTCGAAGTAGTCACCCGACTCGACCTTCGCGAGGGGGGCACGCAGGTTCGCGTACGTCACCTGCGGGGCACCCGTCGCGGTCTGCGTGATGTTCGCGTTCGCCGTGTACCCGGTGGCCGAGTCAGTCTGGGTGAGGGTGTAGTACAGCGAATCGAACGCCCACCCGGTGGTGGCCTTCGCCGCCGTCACACCGAGGCACGAGTTGTCGAACAGCTTCGCGAACGACGTGGCCGCATCGTTGGTTTTCGCGTTCACAATGTCCGCGAGCGCGTCGTTCATGTCCTCTTCGGCGATCGGGACTGCGCCACCATACTTCTGGGCGTACAACCACACCGCGTCGTTCGTGGTCGCGGTGTCCTGACCGTAGGTGCCGCCCTTCGCGATACCCGCCATCGCCACACCGCCGGAGCGGGGGGTGGAACGGGACTCGGTGGACATCGGCACGTTCTGGCCGTAGGAGATGACCGCAGAGTTCTGCTTGACCCGCTGGATCACATCCGGCGAGTATTCGACCGGGATCCACTGGTCGAAGTTGTTGACAGCCATTGCTGCCGCCTTTCTTGTAAGTAACTGAAATGGGATGAGGGCATGTCGAAATGCCGCTCATCCCTCACGGGAAGGCGGCTAGCCAGCCCCCTCACGGGGCCTTCGGTTGTTACTTGCCCATCAGGCGCGCGGCGATAATGTCGCCGGCGCTTTTCGGATCTTCCCTCGCCGGCTTTTTGGGGGCCGCCGAGGCTTTCGGTGCAGGCTTCGGAACAGGAACCGCTTCCGGCTTCTCCAGTTCAGGCTGCGTGAAAAATTCGGGATACTCGTCCTGGAGCCGCGACACCTCGAGGTCCAAACCAACAACCTCGTCGTTGCCGTCGAACTCGAGCGAGTCCATGTTGAGGAGCTTGATCAAAGCGCCCACCCGATCGGTACGGGCCTGTGCCTCAAGCAACGCCGACTTAGCCACCACAGGCTTGTAGCGTGCCTGCGCAGCCTCCAACGCCTCACGCTGCGCCTTCGCAGCATCATCCTCGTTCTGGGATTCGAGTTCCCGAATCTTCAAACGCCGCTGCGTGGACTCGCGGTTGACCTTGGCGAGCTTGTCGGCGGCATCCTTCTGAGCCTTCTGAAGTTTCTGCCACTCTTCGCGGGTCGGGGGCGTCCACTCGTCCTCGGTTGCCTCTTCCGTTGCGGTGTCCGTCTCGGACTCCTCAACCCCGGCGGTGTCCTCGGTTGCGGTGGTTTCGTCCACGTCCTGCTCGGTGGTTTCCTGCTCTTCAGCCATCGCGGCATGTCTCCTCTGCCCGTCACGGGCGCACAAGAAAAGGGCCACCCATCGCGGGTGACCCTCCGGTTTCTGGTGTTACTTGCGGCCCGTGGGTACCGGGCCGGTTTTGAACGTGCCCTTCGCTAGGGCACGTCGAGCCTTGTCCTTCACCGACTGGGGCACAGCCCAACCCGATGGGGACAAGGAACCCTTGGTGTCACCGATCCGTGCGAGAAGCCGGTCAGCCGCGGTACGGCGCACACCCTCCGACTCGGACGGCAGAGCGTACCCGTTGAGGACGGAGCGTTCAGCTTCACGCCGTAACGCCACCGGCAACCCCACCGGATCACTGACATCCATGCCGTGCCACGGTGTGACACGACACCGGCAATTCCTGTGCCGTGGTGGATGCTCCAACGGAGCCTCAACCCAGTCGCCGGCCTCATTCTCGGCCTTGTGTGGGTACGCTGTTTTGCCGAACGTCAACGTCTGGTCGAAGTGGCCGTCGCTGTCGGAGATATGGCCAGACAGCGCGTTACAGGTCAGGCACGCCGTTCTCTCGGCAATCCACAACAGTTGACCACCGGTCTTGGCTGCCACATCCGCGATCCCTTGGTTCAGGGAATCGTTGGTGACGGTCTTCGCCGCCGCCTCGACATCGTTCACGGCCTGCTGTGCGGGTGCTACCACTTCGAGCACGCCACTGAAAGCCCCTGAACCGGTCTTGGTGGCGGCCTGTTGACGAGCCAACCTGGCGGATGCCTGCACCTTCACCCGCGCCGCCTTGGTGGCTGACTCGGCGGCCTGCTTCGCTTGCCGGTGTGCGTCACGGTCCGCTTCGGGTCGCAACGGTTCCGGTTCGCGTTCCGCCTCGGCGAAAGCCTGCCGCACACCCAAGTCGCGAGCTCGCGCCGCGTACTCCACCAACACCGGACCGGGGTCGACCTTCACGGCCTTCAGATCAGTCGACAACTGCCGCATGAACTGGACGTAACGGGGACCGGCCTGCACAGTCTTCAACTTCGGGCCGAACAGGCGCGTCCACGACAGCAGCGACCCTCTCACGATCGCATCCACCTGCGACTTCAACACCGCAGACGCGGCCACTGCGGCCGCCAGCTCCAACGCTAACGCTGCCGCATCATGGTCCTGGATCTGTTGCGGGACGCTAGTCGGCTGGGCTGTCTGGGTTGGTGTCGTCATCGTCGGCCACGTCCCCCAAAACCTTCGACACGATCGCGTTCACCTGGTCCCGGTCCATCGCACCCGATGCGATAGCTGTGGAGAACGACGCCATCGCCTCACCAAGTTGCAGCAACAAACCCACCTTCTGCGGTAGACCCTGCTGGCCGTCCTGTTCCCACTCCTCAACCTGTGTGGCCGAATAGCCGTTCTCGGTGAGGGTTTGCTCAACCGGCACACCGGCGGCTTGTTTCGCTGCCGCAACCTGCCACGCGAACAAGTCATCGTTGGAGGCGGAGGGTTTCCAGTGCACCGCGACCTTGGCTTTGTCGTGCCCCAACAGTCGCAGCACGAACGTGAACACCTCACGCCACGTGTCCCCGAACGACAGTTTCCGGTTGTCGACCTTCTTGATGAACGGGGCTTCAGCGGTGCGCAGAGACTCACCGGACGGGGCGTCACCCGACGGGTCGAAGTAGTGCAGCGGGGTGTTGGTGATCGTCGCACCCATACGGACGTAGAACTCCATCGGATCGGTGAAGTTCTTGGAGTCGGACACGTCGAACTGGCCGAACGCTTTGATACCGGGCGCCATCCACACGCTGCCGGGATCGGCTTTGAACTGGGACCGCGCCTCACCGCCGTAGGGTTCGGTGGTGCCGCCCTGCTGCATCTCAAACGAGTACAGGCCCTCGTCCAGGCGGGCAGCCTCAGACGTGTCCGAATCGGCGTCCATCAACGCGTAGCGTTGCGGGAACGACTGATAGTCCACACCCGACATGTGGCCGATAGCCAACTTGTGGATGATGTCCGTTATCGGGAAAAAGTGTTTGTGCTCCGGCTCCCCATATTGGTCGGCCGTGGTTTTGAAGTGAAACACCGGAACCTGACCGAAATCGTGGCGGGTGACGTGCGCCGGGTTGTCGTCGTCCTCATCCCCGTCAGAGTCGTCACGGTTCGTGCCGGTGGTGGGTTCGAAGTCGGCGGCCGTCTTACCCTTCTGACCCTTCTTCGACACGAACGATTCGATACGATCCGGGTAGTACAAGTCGATGCGGGTACGGCCGTTCTCTTCCCACGTCTTCGCCGCGTACTCCACCTCGAGCGGATTTTCGTCCGAGTAGAACACCCTGACTGTGCGCGGGTCCTGGAACCAGATCGCGATATCCTCAGGCTGATACGGGGCGGTAGCGTTCTCTTTGGGCCACACGATGACGTAGGCGTCACCAAACTCGCAGCCC